GTGGACCAGCGTACCAAGCGTCACGGGGTTGGCCGACCGACCAAACGAATGCCACTTCACGCCCATCTCTTCGCTGTCGTACTTGGGGCTTTGCTGTGACCACTTGTCCCAAAGATCAAAGGCAGCGCCACCGGTCGCATGGTGTAGCGCCATACCGATTTTAACCCACACGTCATAGTCGTCATAGCCGCGTACATGGGACAGCATCTCGGCCAGTTCCGCATCGTTGACATCAACTGTTTTACCGCTCAGGTCGGCACGGTGGCGCTCAGGCACCCGCAGCATATCCAGCAGCGCATCCGGCACCATGTCAATGTCTTCCGGAGATCCGTAAGCAATCTCGTAGTTGGTGCCGCTGGCATGGTGAGACCCTGGCCCGACCACAAATGCTGCGCCGCTCTTGAAATCCAAACCGGGATAGTCGGCCAGCTTGATCACCAGCGCCACGTCTTCCGGCACCCTGAAGTAATAATGCTTGGAACCGCCGCCCGATCCTGTGTTGACGATCAAGCCTGCGCCTGCAAGCTCTGGCACCACCTCCAGCAACTTTGCAAAGCTGGCCACGCCACCGTTTCGGGCATCCACGTCCACGACAAGGATGCCACGCAGCAAGATGCCGTAGCCCGTCTTGAACTGTTTCATCAGTTCCATCGTCTCAAGCTGTTCCTCGGACCAGTGCGGCGTGTGCTGCCAGTTTGAGACGCGGGGGTGCTTGAACAGGGACTTCTCAGGACAGTGGGGATTTCCGCATTCGCATTTCCCATCCTTGCCACGGCCATACAGCCCAAAGACGCGAAATCCAGCCTCCCAAAAAATGCGGTATTCCATACCTAAGCTTTCTCCCCAAACAAGTATTTGTAAAGTTTTTCAATGGTTACCAATGAAAAACTCGCGGCTTCGTTCTTCACTAGCTTCCTGACCGTGTTGACATGCAGTCCTGCGGATTCCGCCACCTTGGAATACATACGGTCCCTTAGGGCAGCGCGAATCAGTGCGACTTGCCCAGAGGTGTCCTTTTTTTTCGTTGTTACTTTAGCCATTTTTGATTTTTCCCTTTCGCTTGCGCAGCCTGTTGACATTGTCACAAGTGCTATCTAGGTTCAAGGGCGTTGATGAAGGAGTAACAGCAACATGTCTATACTAGACCAAATCACCAAACCCGCGTTGCGGCCACTGGCCGTGACTATCATCGGGGAGGCAGGCTTGGGGAAAACATCCCTTGGCGCTACGTTCCCAAAGCCGATCTTCATTCGTGCCGAAGATGGCCTCAAGTCCATCACAGCATCCCCCATGCCAGATGCGTTCCCGGTTCTCAAGTCAATTGAAGACCTGTGGCCACAACTTTGGGCGTTGGCGAAAGAAGATCACAAGTACGAAACACTGGTCATTGACACTGTGTCAACGCTTGACACCATGTTCATTGATTGGGTGGTAGAAACTGATCCAAACAAGCCCAAGTCTATCAACCAAGCCCTTGGCGGCTGGGGCGCTGGGCCAAACATGGTGTCATCGCAGCATCGCCGCTTGCGTAAGGGGTGCGAGTACCTGTTGGATCGCGGGATGAACGTGGTGTTCTTGAGCCACGCAGACACCACCACCGTCAGCCCTCCCGATGGTAACCAGTACACCAAGTACACCATGCGGATGCACGAAAAGTCAATGCAGCCCTACGTGGACAACGTCGATCTGGTGGGGTTCCTGCGGTTGGAGATGTTCACCAAGGGAGATGGCGATGTGAAGAAAGCCGTTTCCACTGGGGACCGTCAGTTGGTTTGCCATGCGATGGCGGCGAACGTATCAAAAAATCGATTTAATATCACCGAGCCGATGGAAGTAAAGCAGGGAATCAACCCGCTTGCCGCATACCTGATCAAAGGAGAGAAAGCATGAACGACGATTTCTGGGGCCTGTCCGAAGGCGGTAGCGCCGCCGACAACACCACTGGCGCGTTTGACGCTGGTGGTGGTAACATGCAGCCGATCCCATCCGATACCAATGTGCTGGCCGCCATCGATGAGGCTAAGTGGGATGGCAATGAGGGCGCGAAGTACATCTCTCTCCGCTGGTCGGTGTTGCAGCCGGAAGAATTTGAGAACCGCAAGGTGTTCCAAAAACTTTGGGTAGGCGATGCTGATCCCCGTGCCAAGGCTGACAAGGTTGCGGCCAAGCGCGACAAGGCTAAGAAGATGCTTGCCGCGATTGATCTGAACGCAGGCGGCAAGCTTTTGGCAAAGCCCGTTATGCCAAGCGATGAGGCAATGACGCTTCACTTGACTAACAAACCGATGATCCTCAAAGTCATGGTTTGGGAGATGAAGGATGCCATGACAGGAGATATGAGCCGTGGCAATTGGGTCGGCGGGGTGTCGTCAAGGGCTACGGCTAAGGTGTCTTCGCCAGATGAGATTGCTAGGTCAAAGGCCGAGATGGAACATCATCAGAAGTCGTCGGCTGGTGCAGCATCACAACAACGCAGCGCATTGATGGATGAGATACCGTTCAGCCCCTGCATGATCTAAATCAATAGGGAGGGGCTTCGGCCCCTCCTTCCACCCCAACCGCATGAGGAAAAAACATGGAACAAAGATCACCAGAGTGGTTCGCCGCTCGAAAGAATCGGGTCACCGGGTCAATGGTAGGCGCTGCGCTCGGCCTTGACCCCAATACCAGCCGCGACGAAGCAATGCGCCGCATGGTTCGGGCCTACCAAGGCCTGCCGTCAGAGTTTGTTAGCAACATCGCCACGATGTGGGGGACCAACCATGAAGAAGAGGCCCGCGAGGCTTTTGAATACGACCAAAGCATCCAAGTGGAACCCGCCTCGTTCGCGGTACATCCTACGCTGCCGTGGCTTGGTGCCAGCCCAGACGGCTACGTCAGAGACTATGCTCTACTCGAAATCAAATGCCCCTTCGGCCTTCGTAACGATCTGCCACCCGTTAATTTTAAAACGATTAAGCAGCAGCCGCATTACTACGCCCAAATGCAAATTCAGATGTACTGTACGGACAGAATCTCTTGCTATTTTTGGCAGTGGACGCCGAAAGATCACTCCCTAGAAATTGTGGACTATGACCCCAAGTGGATCGAAGAAAACTTGCCAAAACTTGAGGCGTTTTACAACGAGTTCTTGGCGATCCGCGATGAGGGCCTTGAAGAGACGATTGAGGTTGATAGCTTGGCCTTGCAGTATCTAGTGGCTGAATATGACTTGCTGACTAAGCAGATCAAAGATGCAGAGGATCGCAAGAAAGAAATCTTGGACCAGTTGGTGTTTGAGAGCGCGGGCGAAGACGCCGTGATCTGCGGGCGCAAACTTACGTTGGTACATCGGGCTGGCGCTGTTTCCTATGCCAAGGCGATCAAGGAACTGGTCCCTGATGCCGATCTAGAAAAATGGCGCGGTGAACCTTCAACCTACTGGAGCTTCAAATGACAGACGCACTTCAGCGCCAGACCAACATCAACATCCAACTGCGCCGCCAGCTTGAGCAGTGCCGTAAGGACACGGTCGAATACTGCGCCAAGTGGTGTGAGGATCACGGCGGTATCGTGTTTGCCGAAGGCTTGCGGGGGATCATCGGCAAGTGAAGGTAATGATTAATGGCGTCCTCTACGAGACAGTGGAGGACGCCGCTAAGGCTTACAATGTCAAGCCAAGGCAAATACTTCTGGCGCTGAATGAAGGCCGTGAGGACCGAATGCGCGTCAAGAAATCCGGCAGCAAGCAGGGAGTCCCGCAACCAATTACCATTGAGGGGGTGACCTTTCCAAACCAAAAGGCAGCCAACGATGTCTTGGGGTTCAGCTATAATTACATCACCCAAGCAATCAACCGTAACAGCGCCGTATCGTTAGCTAAGATCGCCGCAGCGGCCAGAGAATACAAGAAAAGAGGTGTTTCACCTGAGTATTAAAAGTGGCATTACTTAAGTTACCAACCACAGGAGACGACCATGTTGAGAAAATACCAGCAAGACGCCCATGACGCGATCATTGGGTGGATCAAAAAAAACACATCCCCTTGCTGCATCGAGGCTGCCACGGGTGCGGGAAAGTCCCACATCATTGCGGCGCTAGCCGATACTATCAATGCCGTATCAAGGGGAAAGCATGTCCTGTGCCTTGCTCCCAGCGCGGAACTGGTGGTGCAGAACGCCGAGAAATTTAAAGCCACGGGCGAGAAATGCTCCATCTTCTCTGCAAGCGCCGGAGAAAAAAGTCTGCGGCACCCAGTGGTGTTTGGAACGCCGGGGACGGTCAGCAATTCCATCAAGCGGTTTGGCAGCCAGTTTGCGGCTGTGATCCTAGATGAATGTCATACGCTCAGCCCCACGGTCAAAGGCATCGTGGAAGAGATCAGGAAAGCCAACCCAAAACTGCGCGTCATTGGAATGTCGGCCACGCCATACCGCATGGGGACGGGATACATCTTCCAGCACTGGCCCGATGGAAAACCCGTGCGCGAGGACCAGACCAAAGAGCCATACTTTGACACTTGCGTCTACCGTATCCAAGCCCATGAATTGATTGAGCAAGGCTTCCTGACCAAGCCCACCATTGGCAAGATCGGCGCGTCTGGCTACGACACACTTGGCATGGCACTGAATAGCCGCCACCAGTTTGACGCTGAAGCGATTGACCGCGCTTTCCACGGGCATGGCCGTAAGACCGCCGCCATCATTGATGACATTGTCAGCCAAGCCACGTTTATGCGTGGCGTGATGATCTTCGCGGCAACGGTCAAACATGCCAATGAGTGCATGGCCAGCCTACCACCTGAACTGTCGGCGCTGGTGACGGGCGAGACCCCCAAGCGGGATCGTGATAATATCATCCGCGACTTTAAGACAGGCAAGATCAAGTATCTGGTCAATGTTTCGGTGCTGACCACTGGGTTTGACGCCTCGCACGTTGACATGATCGCAATCCTGCGGGCGACCGAAAGCGTGGGCCTGCTCCAGCAGATCATTGGTCGGGGGCTTCGCATTGACGAGTTCAAGGACACCTGTGTGATCCTCGACTACGCAGAGAATCTGCCCCGCCACTGCCCTGATGGGGACGTATTCAACCCGAATATAAAGGCCAGAAAAGGCGATCAGGAAACCGTTTACATCACTTGCGAATGCGAGTTCTGCGGGATTGAAAACGAGTTCTCAGCCCGTCCAAACAAAGAAGGCTATCAAGTTGACAAGAACGGGTACTTTCTTGACCTAGACTACAACCGCATCACCACTGAATGGGGCGCTCTGCCAGCCCACTTTGGCCGCCG